GTGTAGCCGTCTGTGGAGCTGTTGCGAATGAAGCTAAGGTTCTTTGTATGGGGTTGGGTGTGCTCTTTCATATGTGCTATGAAGGCGAGTGCGCTGAGGGTTTTGCCAGCACCGACTGGGTCGCCTATGATGCCAATGGAGCCGCGTGTAATGAATTTACGACCAGAGGCGTCATGTTGGGTGTAGCCACCGTGCATCCGTTCTTCATGAGCAGCGCATGATGCGACGAGGGTCTTTTGGTGATTGCGGAGGGGAATTTTAATGGCCGCGGGCTGGGGGATTTGCGCGTGGTCAGGGCCGAGGGAAGCATTATATGTATGTTGAATGTAATCTATGAGTTGGGAACTAGTGTTCGTTGATTCCCTTAATAAGAACGGGGGTGTGCTATTCATAATCTTGATAGACTAGATTATGAAATGCTTTAGGTTTAGATGTTTATACGGCGAGTGTAATAGGTTTTGCATCTTTAGTGGCTGGAGTAGCGGCGGCAGCGGCTGTTAACTTTCCTTGACTCATTAGTTGCTCCAGAGTAATTGTATTGGAGTTGTTATCAAGAATTTTGAGGCCTTGTACTTGGGAAAGAACATCGGCGCTACTGGTTACGACACCACCAATGGGCTTACCGTCGTCTTTTTGAAAGATTTCACGAATACGTTTATCCTTAATGAAATAACTGATTTTCATACCTACTTTTCGTATAATGTGATTATTTTCCTGTTGACGAAACATATTCTTATTGAAAGTGTTCTGGCTGTGGCTCATGACAAGCATAGTTTTAATGGGGTCCAGTTGAATCATGGGGTGTTTATAGCCCTCTAAGAAGCTTTTTTCCTCGGCGCATACAACTGTTTCATCATAGGTATGTGTTCTACCGTAGGACCGGCGCCAGGCCATAGTACCGTTTGTGGCGTGGTTTGGGCCGTATGGGCCGAGGCGAATAATCTCGCCGGTATCCTTGTAGTACATGTAGATTTCACTGGAACCGGCGAGTTCAATCTTGGGGAAAGCGCGAAAGCGGTTTACCACGTGGCTAACACGTTCAGGGGGATAATAGTCGTCGTCATCCATGGCAATAACAATATCGCCTTTGGACTCCTTATTGAGGCGGTTTCGTTTTGCGCCAATATTCACTTTCACGGGGTCGTAAATATAGCGGACATTGGGGAGTTTTGCCGCGGCAGTGAGCCGTAGGAATTCCTCGCCCGCCGGTTCTGTCCCATCGTCGTACATAATCCATTCCATGCGATCCTTGGGGTAGTCCTGATGTGCGTAGCAGGCAACGAGTCCTTCCATAAATTGTTTGCGGTTATATGTCGGCGTTACGACCGAGACAAAAGGTCGTGCATGGTCAAGTTGTGCATTTTTCTTTGACATCTGATGTTAAAATCAATCCTATAGTGTAGCACTATAGGAGTGTTTTAGGTATTGTGTTTAGTGTTGTTTATTTGCGTGATGAACGGGATTTCTTTGATCTACGTTGTGTTTTACGGTGTTTTCGTTTGCCGCCGACCATTGTAGGGCCATTTTGTACTTTTTCACTATTTTCCTCTTTTTCTACTGGTTTTGGATTATCATTTTCTTTTGGTTGAGAATCAACTATTTTAAGATTTTTATTATATTTTACATTCTTGTTTGAAGAGACTGTATTTACACCTTGATTCATAGGGATAACTTTAGGATCTGCATTTACACCTTTATTTGCGGGTATAACTGTGCCAATTCCTACACCATTTAGTGGAGCAGGTTTTGCTTTTGACGCAGAATTATTTTTCTTGGCATTTACGGCTTGATTGGCTGGTATGACTGGGCCAATACCGACACCATCTAATTGACCAGGTTTTGATGGACACGTACCCATAGTTCTACACTATAGGAGTGTTTATTTTTGGGCATATTGCTTGACACATTCTTCCAGTTCGCCGGCCCAGCGGCCGATGTTAGCGTCTTCATAGTATGTGAATGGGCCGCGAAGGAGGGCAGTGAAGAAGTTGTTGCCTTCTTCAATTTCGGGTGTTGTACAGAGAACAGGGAGTACACTATACATGGGGAGTGGGCCACAGCGGACGCGTTGTATAAGAAAGTAGAGAAGAACAGGAAATACAAAGAGGGGGAACGCACCATAAAGGAAGAAGAGTACACGATAGGGTATGGGTCGGTGGATTGCGCTGTTGGCGGCGAGACTGCCGCCAAGAATACAGAAGAGGACAAGGAGAAGAATTGGCCACCAAGAGAAGGTCTCTTTGAAACTGGACCAGACATCTTCTATGCGAAAATCCGCATTTTGGATTGTAGCTTGATTCTTTACTTGTTTCTTGGATGCGTCGGCCCATTCTTCGGCGGGTCGGTTCTTTAAGCCGTTCAAGTCATTTTGTAGGACGGTACGATATGCCGCATCATCCACGGTTTGGAGAATGCGGGTTTGTGCGTCGCTCATTTTTTGTTCCAATTGGATTTTTGTGAGTGTGGCCTTGTTAGAATTATACCAGGATTCCAGGTCTTGTGCTTCTTTCACAAGAGCGGCCTTGACATTTGATGTAATCCGAGGATCCTTTAGTTCAGCTAAGAAGCGAAGACCGGCATAGAAGCTGCGGTAGTTTGCCTTTGGCTGGTCAACAGAAAGAATATTATTTATATCGCTATTGTATTTATCGCGCTCGGCCTGGAGTTCAAGAAGAGGGGCGGTGGAATTGGATGCGAGCCATTCTGTAATAGCCACATTTCTTGCGAGTATTTCCTGCGCGCCTTCGGGGGAAAGAGTACCCTTCTCTCTACCCTCAAGTGCTTTCTGTTGATATGTTTGTATAGAGCCATTGAAATCTGCGCGCAATTGCCGTATGCGGTCCTGTTCTTCTACACTATAGGTGGTGCCGATTAATCTATCTACGATGCCGCTCATCTATTGTTGCGGCGTTTTTTCTTTGTTTTGGCGTGGCGCAAGCTAGGGCGCAGTCGCCGCCCTCCTTCCTTTTGAATATGGGCAAGGGAGGTGGCACATAAGTCCTGTATGGCACCGATTTTTGTGCGGTAGCGTTCTGCAGCGCCTGGTCGTGTGTCGTCCAAATAGTTGGAGTGGAGGAGGCTGAACTGTTCCACCATATATGACGGCGAGTCCTGAATTGCCGTGCGGAACTTTTCTAGGGGTGTATTCTGGGGGTTAGACATTATAGGAAATGAATCTGACGATTCCTATAGTGTATGTTTTAGAAATGGAGGGGTGAACATTGGATTTTAACATGGGATGTAAACTAGTATGCATACTTCAACCCGCCGAGGCCTGAGCTAATGTTGACGACATTGTAGGATTCAACATAGACATTGACATTATATACATAGGTCGGATTCGCCGGCAACGGATAAGGGTCAATTTCCAACTGGAAGAGCCGAATGACACTTGCATTGACCGAACCAGAGGGCTGTTCGCTCGGCGGGTCAATTTGGAAGGGGAAGACATGGATGTAGCGGGCATCGCGCTGAAAGCCGCCAACACATGTATTGTATTGTGTGAGTTCTGTGTAATAGCCGAAGCCTTTTGCCTCTTGGTATTCCACGCCATTGAGGAGTAGGCGCATATCTCGTATAATTTGGTCCTGGGTGGCTGGTACAAGGAGGCCGCTACTGAAGACGGTATTCACTATAGGAGATGCTCCTGGTGTGGGGGTGAATGGGGCCGCGGGATAATTCCACCAGTTGGTGTAATTGAAGGGCTGGTTGCGTTCGTCAAACGAGTCGGATCGGCGGGGAAGAATAATGAGACGTGTAATTGGGTTGGATACTTCCAGGTCAAAGAGTTGGCGACCGGTAATATTATCAAGACGATAGCGGCGGATCTGGGTCATGAGGTAGCTCAGCGGGAAATTGGCAAAGACTTTGCGCTCTTCGTCCGTGACGGACACATAGGTCGCCTCCAGGCGTGGATTGACGCTGAGGTTATTGAGTGCCGGCACGGTGAAGCCGTGATCCACATAAAAGTTGCGGATTTCCACGGCTTGGTCGTCGTCGGCCACATAGTCTGGTTCATTAATGCCGAGCATGCTCTGGAGTTTGATGCCAGGGCGGACACGGAGACCTGTGGGGTCCAGGACGGTGTAGAGTTCCTGAAGTCGGCGCAAGGTGATTTCCACATAGCATTCGTGGTATTGCAGGGCAACAAGAGGGAGTGCCTTGAAACTGGAGGCTGAGAACCAAAAGGGGAGGGGTATGCGCAAAGTGCGACCAAAGATACTGGGGCGGTTCGTCTGTGCCGTCTGTGTGGTGTCGCGTACGACGCTGGGGTAGCCGATACCCTGACTACCACCAGCGTAGATTCCCTTCGCGGGATCGGTCAGCTCTGCGGTGTCGCCAACAAGGGCCCGCCATTTCTCGTAGGAGTCCGAGTCTTGGTCCAGGAGGGCACGGGCATAAATGTATTCGCCGTCAAACTCCTGGACTGTGGTGCCGCCCATAAGGAAGCTGACCTTCTTAATCATATGAACACCCACTGCTTTGACCCATTGGAATTCGTATTGTGCTTGCCGTGGGCTGCCCGCCGAAATGTCAATGTATTTGCTGTAGATATCAGGGAGGTCAACTAAGAGGCACATATCTGAAATCAAATCAGTCACGCGGGGAATTTTTGCGCGAACGGTGATTTCCTGGTCATAGAAGAGTTCAGAGGGACCATCTAAGGGCACGGACACCGATTCCGTGGCAAAGTGGCTGTATTTTTTGAAAACCTTATAGAAAAAGGTAAAATCCGGATTACCGTTAAGGAGCACATTTTGTGAACCATAACTGGTTAATGAAATTAAACTACCACCGGGCATTCCTTCTTAGACCCATGAATATTATATTTAGACCCTTGAATATACTATACAGGTATATTATCGGCCCGTTGGGCTGATATACTAGTATAAAACATATTCAAGGGTTGCACTGGTCTAGGTCTATATACGCCTAGCACTATAGTGGATGCTTTTAGGATTTACGTATATTAGTGTGCGCCAGTCCACCAATTATCCACTAAGTAGGGGTTGGCAACATCCGCCGCGCCGCCCTTCTTTGTTTCGGTACTTGGACCCGCCGCGACGAGACCCTGGATTTCACTATAGGAAATGGCGTAGCTGAAATATGTGAGACTGGCGAGGTCGCCGCTGAATGGACCGTTGACTCCCTTTGAGCCGTCAAAGTTTGCCGCACTTATGCTGCGCTGACTAAAGAGAATGAGGTCCTGGTAGTTCTGCATGAGGACACCTTCCACTGACAACTTCTTTATAATGTTTCCATTGATGTAGATTTCAAGGGCGTTCTTACGGGCAAGGATGACAACATGTACCCATTTGTTAATGGGAATATCTTCAATGTCCACGAAATTACGTATCTTCTTTGTACTATTTGCGTAGACACGGAGGGTATTTTTATCACCGTGGACGAAGACACCAGGGCTCATAAGGGGAGACATCTTAGAGTAGCCTTTATGGAAGACGTGTTTGAGCTGGTCGGCTTGATTATTTGCGAAGCCATTGCCATTGAGAAGGAGAAAGAAGCTGTAAGTGAACTCAGCGCCGGTACGTTCATTGTAGCTCGGAGGAAGTGTGAGTGCCGAGGAGATTGCGGGGTTTTGGGCAATAATTTCCTGGCCGTTCTGAGCGTTTTGTCTATACGGGAAGACGTCAATGCGCGACCCTTCGGCTTGTGCCCAGAGCAGGTAAACCGATTCCATAATCATCATTACAATGTAGAGTATGAGAGCAAGAATAATGACAAGTACCGTTTGACTGATGACGCCCTGGCCGTTAAGAAATTCCTGAACTCCGCCTGCACCTACGCCGAAGTCATTGCTACTCATATTTGTAAAGGATGAATTCATCTCTATCTAATAACGGAGCATGAAAAAAGAAATATTACGAATATATTCTCTATAGTGAGGAGTAAGAGGGTTATTCTATAGTGTATATCAATGTGTTATGCACTATAGGTGTGTGTGTTGTTATTGGTTATGTGTTGGGGGGGGTTAGACACCAGGTTTGGTTATACTCTTGAGGTATTCAGGGTCAAAAAGTCCTTTGAACCAGTTGCCGATACTGAATGGTTCTGCGGGGCCACTCATATAGAGACGCCAGACTTCTTCAGGGTTGAGGGCGTAGTTGGCCATCTTGGCATTACCGATGAAGCCACCGAAACCGCCATATGCGGCGGCGGTGAGATAAACGGCATCTGCCGCGGGGGTGCCGACATAGTACATACCTGGTAGTACAACGGAGCGGGCGAGTTTGCCATCCATGTAGATGTCAAGAACCTTGTTATTGAGAGTGAAGGTAATCATAATCCATTTCTGGAATTCAATGTCCTTTATAGTGGCATGAATATTAGATGTAGGGGCGGTAAAAGTAGTAGTATCAGAACCACGCATTTTAGTTTCGTCACTTGATGATTCAGTAGAGACTGCGACTTTCATAGTATTATTGGAGGGTTCAAGATAGACAACCATTGTTTGTTCACCGGCGAGTGTTTTATTTGCACCAGTCTCAGATGCTTTTCCAAGACTGAAAATGTGGTGTCCAGCCGTAGATACAACACTGTCTATGTCTTTGAAATAGACCCACATATTTACGGATAATTCACCGCCGCTATAAATCTGATTTGGGAAAGAATAGATGACTGCTGGACCCTCCCCATCTGCCGGTTTGAATGTGGAATTTGCTTCATAAATATTTAGACCTGAACTAGTGAAGAGATACTTATACAGATAATAGACCCCAATAAGAACGAGCACTATAAGGAGTATACGAATCACATTTTTCACGGCCGCTGTGCCACCGACATTTGAAGAATTCATTCTACATGATTTCTACAAATATTTTGGGGGAGTTTTATGTTGTTATATATTATTTAGCCTAGAAAGCACTTGTCTTAAAACGATAACCGGAGGGTGCTTCTGTTGTTGATGGTGCACAATCACCACCGACACAGAAAAGAGGAGCGCCAAAGAGCATATCCATTAAGTCCTTCTTTTCGTAGGGTTGTCCTTTGGAGTCGGCGGTAGCCTGAATGTGTCCACGAATATCCTCTACGCGCATAACGGTGCTGTTGAGGTTCGGATACAAGTAGCGACCAATGTATGCGCTGCCACCGATTTTCACAGGAGCTGGGTCTCGTTTATAGAAGGAGTCAAAGAGTTTTGTGCCGGCAATAGTGTCATTATAATAGACACTGAAACGTCGCCCTTCGCGATTCACGGTAAGGTAGACCCATTTCTGGAGGGGGAAATTGTCTAGGACAATACGCTTTGAATCGCCTGTATTATTTTCCTTGAGTTCTACAGTAGCATATGTTGTATACGCGTCATTGTTATTGTTAATATATAGTTTGAATGGGCCAATACTGACTAATGGAACGGCGTCTGTGTTGGCAGCGCGGGGTGTACGGTCGTAGTTATTGACGTAGAGGTAGACGCCAAAGGAGCCGCCGCTGGTTCCATAATAGAAATCATTATAGACCTGTCTAGATGTGCCGACACGGGTTTCTTTGTCTAAGGTGCCTTTTTCAGGGGTCAAATTGGATGTGGAGGTCGGGCGAAATGCGTAGAGTAGCCCCCAGATGACAAGAATAATACCAGTGAAGACGCCAACCACTATAAGAAGACTGGGTGACTTACTGGGTCCGCCACTATTGAAGCTGCGGTTGAAAAATTTTCCAGCGTTTTGGAGGGTGTAGGCAATAAGCATAAGTCCACCAATAATGCCGATGATTGCGATACCAAGATTTTTTAAGAAATCACCAGACATAGGGTCTGTTCTCTATTCTGGTGATT